GACGGCGCACGGCCTTTCGCCAGCATTTATGGTGCACGACGAGCTTGGGCAGGTACGCGGTCCGAGATCGGCGCTGTACGAAGCGATGGAAACGGCGACTGGTGCGCAAGAGCACCCGCTAAGCGTGATTATCTCGACGCAAGCGCCCACCGATAACGATCTGCTGTCGCAGCTCATCGACGACGCGATAAAGGGCGAAGATAAGCGGGTGGTCCTCGAATATGCCACGGCTCCAAAGGATCTGGACCCGTTCTCTATCGAGGCGATTAAAGCGGCCAATCCGGCCTTTGGGGATTTCCTCAACGAGACCGAAGTCCTCGCGATGGCGGAAGGTGCGCGGCGTATGCCCAGCGCGGAGGCCGCTTACCGAAATCTCGTGCTGAACCAGCGCGTCGAGCAAAGCAATCCGTTTATCTCGAAAGCGGTCTGGGATTTGAACGCTGGCGCGATTGCCGAGGATTTCGATCAACTGGAAGCGTACGGCGGGCTGGACTTATCCACCGTAAACGATTTGACGTGTTTGGAGCGGGTGGCGAGGGTCGGCGATCTATGGTCGATCAAATCGAATTTCTGGCTTCCGCTCGACGGTTTGGCGGAAAAGGCGCGGCACGACAGAGCGCCCTATGACGTCTGGTGGCAAAATGGCCTGTTGGAAACTACCCCGGGTAAGGCCATCGAATACGATTACATCGCCCGCTATATCATGAACCTTTTGCAGACGACGAAGCTGCGCAAGATCGCATTTGATCGCTGGAATTGGGCCCATTTTCGCGCGGCGCTGGTGCGCCAGGGCATGGCGGAATCGGCAATCGATGAGACGTTTATCGAGTTCGGGCAGGGCTACCAATCGATGTCGCCCGCGCTGCTGCAATTGGAAGCTTTGCTACTTGCTGGCAAAATGCGCCACGCGAATCACCCCGTTCTGGCAATGTGTGCCAACAACGCGGTAGTAACCCGCGATCCAGCGGGCTCGAGGAAACTGGATAAGTCGAAGGCGCGCGGACGGATTGACGGGATGGTCGCGCTGACGATGGCAACGGGGATTGCTTTGGGCGCTCAGCCGAAAACGACCGAATACAAGATTCTTGTGGTTTAGGTACCTAAAGGTACCTAAAGGTACCTTTCTGTACATTGGAGACAGGGACGATGAACAAGCCGCTCGAAAACGCAAATCGTATGTATTCGATCCTCAACGTGAAGAAGGTCGATGCCACGCTGCGTAAAATCTCCGGTATCGCGACGACGCCGACGACTGATCGGATGGGCGATATCGTCGAGCCGAAGGGCGTCATCTTCAAAAATCCAATGCCGCTGCTCTGGCAGCACAATCACGAACAGCCGGTAGGCGAGGTTCGTTTCGGCAAAGCGACGGACGATGGCATTCCGTTCGAAGCGCAAGTGGCCGATCCAAACGACGCGGAATCGAGCAATCTGCGCGAGCGTTTGTTGGAAGCTTGGGACAGCGTGAAGATGGGATTGGTGAAAGCCGTTTCCATCGGTTTCGTCCCGCTGGAATATAATTTCATGAAAGAAGGCGGGATGCGCTTTGAAAAAAGCGAAGTCTATGAGCTCTCGCTTGTGACGATTCCCGCAAACGCGGAAGCTACGATTACGACTATACGGGCGTTCGATATCGCTACCGCGATGGGTGGCGAAGCGCTCGCAAATTTGAAGAAACACTGGGACGCGCCTGTCCCTGTTCTGCCTAGCGTTATCAAACGTGTCCCGGCGATTCGGGCCAAACCTCAGACCCCCGCCAAATTGGCAACAAAGGAGAGTTCGATGCCGAGGACTATTGCGGAACAGATTTCCGCATACGAGGCCAAGCACGCCGCGAATATCGCCGCGATGAAGGCCATCATGGACAAGTCGGAAGAGACAGGCGAAACGCTCGGTCAAGAGCAGAGCGAAAAATACGATGCGCTCGATTCGGAAAACATTTCCGTCATCGATCACATCAAGCGCCTGAAGCGCCTCGACGATATCCAGAAATCGCAGCTTATGCCGGTCGTCGCCGAGGAAGAGAAAAAGCGCGTGGGCGATCCGGATAATTCGTTCCGCCGCCCGGTCGTCGCCAGCGTGAGGGCGAACGTGCCGGAAGGTACATCGTTTATCCGCTACTGCATGGCGCTCGCTGCCGGTAAGGGCGATCTGATGCGCTCGATCCGTTACGCGAAAGCATCGATGCAGCACGGCGGCTGGTCGAACACGCCCGAAGTGCTCGACATGGTCGAAAATCTCGACGAAGGCATGATGCACAAAGCCGCGGTTGGCGCCGGTACAACGACCGACGCTACATGGGCATCGCCGCTGGTTGCTTATACGCAGGCCGCTGAGGAATATATCAACCTCTTGCGCCCCGCTACGATCATCGGACGGATTCCCGGCTTGCGCCGCGTTCCGTTCAATATCCAAATCCCGCGTGCCACGGCTGGCACAACGGTTGGGTGGGTCGGTGAAAACGCGCCGAAGCCTGTTTCCAACATGCAGTTTGATTCGATCACGCTGCGTTGGGCAAAGGCCGCTGGCATCGTCGTGATCACGCAGGAACTTGCTCGGTTCTCGAACCCGGCAGCGGAAGGCTTGGTCCGTACCGACATGATCGCGCAGATGGCGCAGTTCCTTGATCGGCAGTTTGTCGATCCGGCAGTCGCAGCGGTAACGAACGTTTCGCCCGCTTCGATCACCAACGGCGTGTCGGCTGTCACCGCGACGGGAACGAACGACGCTGCGTTCCGTACCGACGCAAAGACGATGATCAATACGTTCCTGACAAACAACCTGTCGACGGCAGGGGCGGTTTGGATTGGCACCCAGCAGCAAGCAACGGCGTTCTCGCTGATGCTTAATGCTCTCGGGCAAGCGTCCTACCCGACCATGACGCCGACTGGCGGAACGCTGATCGGTTATCCGTACATCGCATCGGAAAATATTCCCGCGACGGGCGGTTCCCCGACAGACGGATATCCGCTGATCTTGGCGATTGCGCCGGAAATCCTCTTGGCCGACGACGGTCAGGTGATTGTCGACGCGAGCAACCAAGCGTCGGTGAACATGGACTCGGCTCCGGATTCTCCGCCGTCCGCTTCAACTGTCCTTGTTTCTCTGTGGCAGATGAACATGACGGGCATCCGCGCTGAGCGTTGGATCAACTGGCTTAAGCGCCGCTCGACTGCGGTTGGTTATATCCAGAACGCAAAATACGTCTAACGGCTAACCGGGTCGCAACACCCCCTCCTTTTGATTTGGGTCTGGACTACCCAAAAGTTGCGATCCGGTTTCTGTCGGGGCTGGCGGCGATGATCCCCAGGCGCGCCAGCCCCGATTTGAAAGTCCACTGGGGAATGGATCTGGGGAAATAAATGACAAAAGTGCGCGCCATCGATGACGTGACGTATGCCCAGCACGACTATAAAAAGGGCGACGAGTTCGAAACCGAAAACGAAATGCACGCAAAACTTCTCAGCCTCAACCACAAGATCGTTGTCGTCGAGGACGGAGTTGCGCCTATTCAAAGCGAAGCACCCGAAACGCCAAACGCGAGGCGCGGCCGATATAACCGCCGCGATATGCGGGCGACTAAATGAAACTGCCCTTCGGGTATGAAATCTCCAAGACGCTGCCGACGCTGACGCCACCGGCAAGCTCGATCCCGCCCAATTCGGGAATGAGCAACTGGTGGCAAGTGATCCGCGAGAGCTTTAGCGGCGCGTGGCAGCGCAACGTGGATTTGCGCCTGCCCAACGTTATGACCTATTCGACGGTCTATGCCTGCGTGACGCTGATCGCGCAGGACATCGGCAAGCTCTGTCTTGATCTATATCAAAAAGACGAAAACGATATCTGGACCGAGGTCGAGGTCTCCGCGTTCAGCCCGGTATTGCGCAAGCCCAACCATTTCCAGACCCGGCAGAAATTTATCGAGCACTGGGTCAGCAGCAAATTGATGCACGGCAACGCCTATATTCTGAAAGAGCGCGAAGGCAGAAACGTTGTGCGCTCGCTGTACGTGCTCGATCCGCAGACGACGCGCCCGCTGATCTCGCCAAACGGCGAAGTATTCTATCAACTGGCAACGAACTATCTGGCAGGCATAAACGGCGTCGAAGGCATTATCGGCATCGATATGACGGAGCTCTCGCAGGGAGCGCTTTATGTTCCCGCTTCCGAGATCATCCACGATACTTATTGCGCGCTTTATCACCCGCTCTGCGGCGTCTCGCCGATCTCTGCTTGCGGGCTCGCCGCCGTTCAAGGTTTGGCGATGCAGGCAAATTCGATCAAGTTTTTCAATAACGGCTCGCAACCGGGCGGAACGCTGATCGCTCCCGGCCCGATCTCCGAGGTCAACGCCAAGCTTTTGAAAGAATACTGGGAGCAGAATTTCACCGGAGATAACGCAGGGCGCATCGCGGTTCTTGGCGATGGTCTGAAATACGAGCCGCTGACGGTGAGCGCGTCTGACGCGCAGCTTATCAATCAGTTCAAATGGACCGATCGAACCATATGCACCGCGTTTAAGGTGCCCCCATATATGGTCGGGGTCGAATTGATTCCGTCTTTCAGCAACATCGAGTCGATCAATCTGCAATACTACACGACTTGCTTGCAGCCGTTGATGGAAGCGATTGAAGCGCTGCTCGACGATGGTCTGGGATTGCAAACCGCCAATCAGGAATACGGCGCGGCCTTCAATCTCGACGATCTGTTGAAGATGGATACCAATACGCAAATCCGCAGCTATGGCGAAGGCGTCAGCAAAGGCATCTTCGCGCCTAACGAAGCACGTAAGAAGATCGGCTATGGACCGGTAACTGGCGGCGATGCGGTATTCCTGCAGCAGCAGAATTTCAGCGTTGAAGCGCTCGCGAAACGAGACGCGAAAGACGATCCATTCGCCACGAAAACATCAGCGCCGACAAATGGGGCTCCGCCGCAGCCGAAGCCGCAGCCTGCCCCGGCGCAGGAAAATCAATTCGTCGATGCAGAATTTGTCGCGCTGCTCAAAGATGCGGTGAACCATGCTAGCACTCACTGAAAAGCAAACGCTGATCCGCGCTTTGGGACAAGTGATCGCGGATAAAGTGCGTGACGAGCTTGAGCCGTTTCGCAAGCAGATGGCCGATCTCCAAACGACTATCGCCGCTTTGCCAGCGCCGCAGGCGATTATCGATCACACGACGAACGTTGTCGAAAACCTCTGCGCGACATGGGCACCGATACCCGGCAAGGACGGAAAGGATTTTGATCCCTCTGTTATCGCGCCAGCCATTGCCGAAGAATTTAACGCGAGGCGCGCAAACGGTCTCGTCGTTGATCTCGAAACGGTTATGGAAAAGGCTCGGGCGCTCGTCGCTGATGCGCAGATCGACATGCAGGCATGGGCAAGCAACTATGTCGAAGAACAGTTGAAAGCAAATTTGCCCAAAGTTCGCGATGGCAAGGACGCCGATATGGTTGAGGTCGGTCAGATGATTGATCGTGTGGTTGCCCGCGGACTTGAGGCTGGAGCCACGGCGCGTGAAGCGGGCGAAGCAAAAATAATGGAATGGGCGCGCGCATATATCACCGAGCAGTTCGAACTTTGCCTGCCGAAAGTCCGCGACGGCCTCGACGGGCAACCCGGCAAGGATGCCGTTATCGATTGGGACTACATCAACGAGCAACTAAGCGCTGGAATGGAAATGCTTCGGGAACAACTGGATAAAAAAATAGCTGCGCTGCCCAAGCCGGAAAAAGGCGAAAAAGGCGATAAGGGCGACAAAGGCGATCCGGGCGAACCGGGGAAAGACGGCCGACATGGCACTAATGGCATTGATGGCAAAAGCGTTTCGCTGGACGAGCTTAGAAGCGCCATTGCTGATCTCGTCGTTAAAGCTATTGGCGATATTCCTCTTCCTCGGTCTGTTGTGGGTGGTTTCGTTAATCGTGACGGTCGTTTGCACCTTACTTATTCTGACGGCGGGACTTCCGATCTTGGCGAAATTGTTGGTAAAGACGGCCGCGATTGCGATATGGAAACAGTTAAATCGCTGGTATCTGCATATCTCGCCACCATCGAAAAACCTAAAGACGGGAAAGACGGGCTAGGCTTCGATGATCTGCAACTGGACTTCGATGGTGAGCGCCTCGTCCAATTGAAATTTATTCGCGGCGAGGAAGCAAAAATCTTCGATCTTGAATTTCCAACGCCGCTGTTCAAGGACATCTGGAAAGAGGGCGAATATAAGCGCGGCTTTATCGTCGTGCGCGACGGCTCCATGTGGATCGCGCAGAAAGATACGTCCACCGTTCCCGGCTCGCCCGAGAGCGACTGGAAGCTTTGCACAAAGCGCGGTCGCGATGGCAAGGACGGCAAGGCGGGACTCAAAGGTGAAA